TTCGCTTACTCTACAGGCACTAGAACCACAAGCGGAGTATCCGCGCCCGTAATCAGCGGTTTTTTTGTGCCTGTTTGGAACAATTTACCGATGAGGCGGGTCGATAGGGCCGAATACAACAGCGTTCGCGCGAATAAGCCCAGTCGTCTGTTGGCGATAGTTGAGACCCGCCGCCTCAGTAATGCGGCGAAACACTAAAACCAACAGGAGGCACAAAATGAACAAGCAAGTCCAAGCAGTCCAACCGTTTCAGTTTCACCCCGTCGTCATCGAAGATTCCAAAACATTAACCACTTCGTTAAACGTCGCCAAACATTTTAGTAAAGAGCATCGCAAAGTCTGTCGCGACATCGAAAAGTTGGAAGTTCCGTCTGAATTTTCGACGGCCAATTTTGGCCGCTCAGATTATGTCGATTCGCGGGGGAAAAAGCAAAAAATGTACAAGATGACGCGTGACGGTTTTGTCATTCTGGTCATGGGGTACACCGGCCCCAAGGCAATGCGATTTAAGCTTGCCTATATCGACGCTTTCAATTTCATGGAATGGAAACTGTCGCAGCCGGTGCGTGAACGCGAGGCCAAGATGATGGCTTACTATGAACGGGAAGCCGTCCGGGCGGAACGCAGGGCCAATAAATTTTCGTCGTGGGAATACGACCGCATGGTCGAGATGTACAATTCAGGCCACCGGATTTGCGAAATCGCCTCTCTGATGCAGCGGTCGGCAAGCACCATTCAGGAACACATGCGTAATGCCCGTAAGGAAGGCCGCATTGAAGCCGATCCCGCCCAGGCCCGTCTTTTCCCGGGGGTGCAGTAATGGCCAATACCCTCAATGACGATGCTATTATGAGAGTCGCCGACCGTCTGGAAAACACCGGGGCCGTGGTCCGTTTTCTGGGCGAAGCGACCACCGCGATTTGCGCCCGTGAAGAACCGCTGACCAGCACCGCTGAATTCGGCATGGGTCTGATTTTCCAGTGGATCGAGAGCGACATTAAATTTGCTCAAGACTTTATCCGCCAATCCGCGTAATTCCAACCGTGGCGGCTCAATTCCGAGCCGCCACATCCTCTCCCCTAAAAATAGTGAAATCCTTCAGTGGTTTCCTTTTCGCCAATCCCTTAAAGTCGCACCAACTTCATCTCCTGCTTCGCCATAGGCCCTGGCCGCGCTTAGCCTCCGCGACCGGGGCCGCAGGCGGGAGGCAGCACCCTCACCCCAACCCTCTCCCCTCCAGGGCGAGGGAGACGGGCGCGGTAAACGGCGAGAGAAAAGGCGGCGGGATGTCTCGGTTGATCGAACAGATTATTTTGCATTGCTCGGCCTCACCCAACGGACGGCCGCATACCGTGCAGGACATTGACGCCTGGCATCGGCAGGCGGGATACCACCGCACCACTCATGCGGACGGAAAAGCGCTCTCGATCATCAATCCGGACCTCTTGGGGATCGGCTATCATTACGTCATCACCATCGACGGCACGGTGCACACCGGGCGCGGCGTCGAGGAGATCGGCGCGCACGCTTACGGACACAATCAAAATTCAATCGGCATCTGCTTGATCGGCACGGACAAATTCACGCGGGCGCAGTGGCTTGCGGTGAGCGAGCTCGTGCACGTTTTATCCAAAGCCTACCCGGCGGCGGAGGTGCTGGGGCACCGCGATCTGCCCGGCGTGAAAAAGACATGCCCCGGATTCAACGCGATCACCTGGTTTTACAGCGGCATGGGGCCGCTGGAAGGGCATACGATTGGCGGTTAGTGGATGGTGGACGAGATGGGCATCACGGGCATAAACGTTGACGTCGGATCGGTGCTGTCGGGGATTGGATCTCTGGCCAAGGATCTGCGCATGGCCATCACGGGCGACCTGTCCGCGGAAAAGCAGGCGGAGATCCAGACGCGCCTGCTGGAGATGGAAGCACAGGCCATGCAGGCGCAGGTGGCGGTGAATATCGAAGAGGCCAAAAGCCAGTCGCTTTTCAAAAGCGGATGGCGGCCGGCCGTCGGCTGGGTGTGCGTGACGGCGCTCTTCTATCACTACATCGGCTCGCCGCTCTTTCACTATGCCGTGCAGTTCTGGTCCATCGCCGTGCCGCAGCTTCCGAAGCTCGACATGGGTGAATTGATGACGCTGCTCTTCGGCCTCCTGGGCCTGGGCGCATACCGTACCTATGAACGTGTCGCGGGAGGGAAAACGCGTGGATGAGGCAGACCGCACACAGGCGATAAGCGAGGTTTACGAGGACGCGGCGCTGAGATCCCACCGGGCGGCGGTGCCGCGGCCGGATGTCGCGCCGGGCCGCAAGTGCGCGGACTGCGGGCGGCGCATCCCCTACATGCGGCTGCGGGCCAATCCCGGAGCGATCCGCTGCATAAAATGTCAAAGCATTTTTGAAACCGGAGGAACCACATGACACCTGATCAAGTATCGGCGCTCACGGCCATCTCGGCCATCATCTCACAAGTCGGCACCTGGCCCATCGGCGCGCTGGCGTCGGCGATCATCTTCGGTCCCTGGATCGCCATGTGGTTTGTATCGCGGACGATGGAAAAGCGGCACGAGGCCGCGCTGAAAATGTACGAGACCAACGTCAAGCTGGTGGAAAATTATTCCCGGATGGCGTCCGAGCAGGCCGACACGATTCGCCTGGCGACGGCGGCGACGGTGGAACTGACGACATGGCTCAAGACGCGGACGCCCTGTCACGCGCTGCTGGCCGCGCGACTGAATCAACAGCAATAACCGAGGCGAAAGGAATGCACGGCATGAGCATACAGAACGAAATGCGCCGCACGCGGCTGGCCAACCTGCAATACACGGAAAAGCGCCTGCGCGCGGACATCGATGCGCTTGCGCGGCTCATCTGCATCAACCTGGACGGCAGCCTGCGCCGGGCGGAGGATCTGCCGGTCGCAGAAACAGACGCGCAGTGGGACGAGTTGAAATCGAAGTGGGCGGAGCTGATCGCAGCCCAGGCGGAGATCAAACGGCTGGAAGAGGAACTACGATAGTGGATCGTGGATAGTGAATAGTGAATAGTGGATCGATTCTTTTACCATCCACCATTAACCAGAAACTGGGAGTGAAACGACCTTGGCTGAGAAAGGCGCACGCACGCAACTGGAGCCGGTGGCCCGGCAGATGTACATCGACGGCAAATCGCTGACAGCGATCGAAGCCGAGCTGGGCGTCTCGCGCCAGACGCTCTCCGCGTGGAAGGGCCAGACAAAAAAGCCAAACGAGGATCTTGACGAATGGGACAAGGCCCGCGCGCGCAAAACGGATTTCGGGAATCGCATGGAAGCCCTCCTGGAGCGCGAGCTGACCCATGCCGAAGAGCGCCAGCCGGGTGCGATCGACAGTGCCTTGATCGACAGCCTCACAAAACTGGGATCGCTCGTTGTGAAATTCAAGCAGGCGGAAAGCAACGGCTACTTTAAGAGCAAAGTCACCGCCACCGCCGACGACGTCATGAAAGTCGCGAAGGCCGGCGGCATGTCTGAGAGCACGGCGAAGGAAATCCGTGAACGCATCCTGGGGATCGTGTGATGATGACCGACCAAACCGCGCAGAATGATTTTGATCAGGCCCGCCAGACGCCGGGCGGCGTGTTGTTGCCGTATCAGGTTCGCTGGGTATCAGATCCGGCCGACGTCAAATTCATCGAAAAGTCGCGCCGGGTGGGCATTTCCTGGGCCGAGGCGTCCGACGACACCCTCTACGCCTCCGAACAGGGTAAGTGAGAGAAGCGCAACGTCTGGTACATCGGCTACACCAAGGACATGGCGCTGGAATTCGTGAACGACTGCGCCAACTGGGCCAGAGCATACAACCTGGCCGCCTCCGCAATCGAAGAGTACGAAGAACCGGATGAAGACGAAAACGGGATCGTCAACGAAAAGAAAATCCTGGCCTACAAGATCACGCTGGAATCGGGCTGGCGCATCACCGCGTTGTCCAGCCGCCCCACCAATCTCCGTGGGAAGCAGGGCCGCGTCGTCATCGATGAAGCCGCGTTTCACGACGATCTGCCCGGATTGCTGAAAGCGGCGATGGCTCTCCTCATGTGGGGCGGCCAGGTGCGCGTCATCTCCACGCACTTCGGCTACCAGAACGAATTCAACTCCGTCATCCAGGACATTCGCGCCGGGAAAAAGCCCTACAGTCTGCACCGCGTCACGTTCGACGACGCGCTGGCCGACGGCCTTTACCGGCGGATCTGCGAAGTCCTCGGCCGCGCCTGGTCGCCCCAGGCGGAAGCGGAATGGCGCCAGGGCATGATCGACTCCTACGGCGACGACGCCGATGAGGAACTGTTTTGCATTCCCAGCCAGGGCAGCGGCGTGTGGCTCACCCGCGCCGTCATTGAAAAATGCCTCAGCCCCGACATTCCCGTGATGCGTTACGAGCAGCCGACGGTTTTCGCTGAACTGCCGGATCCCGTCCGGGAGGCGGAGGTCGCAGACTGGTGCGGGGAGCACCTGCTTCCGCATCTGACCGATCTGGATCCCCATCAAAATTCCGTCGTCGGCGAGGACTTCGGCCGCTCCGGGGATCTGACCGTCATCAAGCCGTTGCTGGAGCAGCAAAACGCCAGTTGGCGGGCGCTTTTTCACCTGGAACTGCGCAACATCCCGTTTGCGCAGCAGGAGCAGATCGTCGATTACATCCTCGAGCGCCTGCCCCGCTTCCGTTACGGCGCCTTCGACGCGCGCGGCAACGGCCAGTACCTGGCGGAGCGCGCCATGCAGCGTTACGGCGCCGACCGCATCGCCCAGGTCATGATCACCGAGCAGTGGTACCGCGACGCCATGCCCGCTTACAAGGCGGCGTTTGAGGACGGGACCATCACCGACGCCCGCGACGCCGATCTGATTGAGGATCACCGGGCCGTCAAGATGATCAAGGGCGTCGCCAAAGTGCCGGAGACGCGGCAAAAAGGCAAGGACGCGAAGAAGCGGCACGGCGATTCCGCCATTGCCGGCGCGATGGCCTGGTATGCCACGCGGGCCGAATGGGGCGGCGAGATTGAATTTGAGAGCACCGGCGTCAAGTGCGCGACGTCCGGGCGCAGCATGGAACATTATTTGAACGTATAGGAGCTCCCGTTGTCCCCCGCGCGCGTGACCTTTAGGTTAGGCGGGGATAGGGGGTGGTTGAACACATGGCAGACGAAAAGAAAATTATCGCTCCGGCAACTGAC